ATCGCTTCCATCGGTCGTGTAGTAAATGACCGCGCTAGGGATCTCGCTCGTCAGCACCACGTTGCCGGTGTAATCGCCGCCCGCCATGTCCGCCGCGACCGGGCCGCCGACCATCCCCGTGTAGGTGCCGTCCGCGCTCGCGCTCTGGTAGCCGCGGAAGTTGACGGCCATCGCCTTGACCTCGTAGGTCCCGGGCGCGGCCATCGGGATCAGGACGTGCGCGACCGGCGTCTCGTCCAGGAAGACCCAGTTGCCCTTCTCGTACCGGAACTTGACCAGGTAGCCGCGCCGAAACGGGTCGTCGCTCGCCGTCCAGGTGACCTGCAGGACCCGCTGCGGCCCGACCTCGTGGTCCACGACGTACTCGCTGAAGACGAGGTCCTGCGGGGCCGCCACGTAGCGCGGCACGTCGAGCTGCTTCGGCGGCGGCGCGGTGCTCGGCGGGTCCCCGGGCGGGTCGTCGTCCAGCCGGACGTAGATGCTAGCGTCGTAGAGCAAGGCGGTGATGTCCGCGGTAGCGTCGTCTCGGGCCGAGACCGCGATCACCCTGTAGGTCTCCGGCTTCTTGACCGCGAAGGCGAGCTGCCAGATCGTCCCGACCTCCGGCGGCTCGGCCATCGCCCCGACGGTGAGGAAGTCGACCAAGGCGGTCCCGCTTCCGGGCACGTTCGTGACGGCGACCGTGATCGGCACGCTGTCCGACGGCCGGACGAAGCTGACGAAGTAGTCCTCCCCGGCGACCAGCGTCACCTTTCGGTCGAGGTTCAGCTGCGTCATGGTCACCGCGCTCAGCCGGCCGCTGAAGTCCGCCCGGTATCTGAACGGGTCGAGGATCTGCACGACCATGCCTGGCCGCACGAAGAACCCCTCCTGCCCGGTCGAGAACGAGACCGTGTCGGTCAGCGCCTTCTCGACGCGGATCGCCCACTTGCCGAGGCGGAGCGCCTGCCCCAGGCTGTTGCAGCCGAAGGCGGTCATCTTGAGCGGGTTGTAGCCGTACTTGAGGATCTGCTCCGGGTCCTCGAACACGGCGGGCTTGAGCCGCCCGAGGTCGGTCATGTCGTTGTACATCACGTGCGCGACCGTGTGCCTGGCGCGCTTGCTCGTGCCCGAGTAGATGAACTGTCCGTTGATCACGTTGGCCGGCGAGAATAGGGCGGACGAGTCGGTCGGTTTGTCCTGCGTCGGGACCAGCGTCCCCTGCGAGAAGTAGACCAGGCCCCGGAAGATGCTCGCCATGTCGGATATGACCTTCATCGCGTCCTCCTGTTGCTGGAGGTAGAGCGAGATCGCGAACCGCGGCTCGAACCCGCCGAAGCCGTTCGGGACCGGCTCGTCGCAGTACTGCGCGATGGCGTAGAGGTCGAACTTCGACACCTGGTCCTGCGCCAGGAACTTGCCGAGGCCGTACCGCTCGTTCGTGCACATGTCGAGGAAGCACCAGGCCGGGTTGTCGGTCCACGCCAGCTTGAACGTCCCGTCCCACGTCCCGGCGGTGGTGCCTGGGCCGTCGGTCGCGTAGGTGCGCGTGTCGGGGTCGTAGTTCGTCGGCACGTTGACGATCAGGCCCTTCAGCAGGAAGGCGCGCGTCGGGATGTTCGGGAACTGCTTGGCGTCGATGATCGTCCCGGCCAGCGCCGTGTTCGGGTGGGAGAGCTTGCCGTAGACGACGAGGGTGAAGGCGTCGATCGTCGTGGCGTTGTGGAGCAGCGAGGAGGTGCTGTCGGGCGTGACGCGGGTCACCCGCACGTCCCACGGCGGGTCGAGCCCGGCCAGCGGGAAGGAGTAGTTCTTGACGTAGGGGCCGGACGCCTTGCCGGTCACCGTGTCGTCCAGCACGGTCACGAACCCGCCGCCGTTGGACTGGATCTCGAACCTGAGCTCGACGCTCGTGCCCGTGATCGAGCCGGTGCTCGCGTCCTGGTTCTCGAGCTGCGGGAAGCCGATCGCCACCCGGATCTCGTCGAGGTCCGGGTCGGTGAACGCCTGGACCCACGGCGTCGCGGCGATCAGGTTGAGCCCCACCGTGAAAGTGTCGTCCTCCGCGTCGAACCCCGGGAGGTAGCTCTGGTGCTGCTTCCCGTTGAGGAAGAAGAATGTGAAGTTGGTGAAGTTCATCCCGCCGACCCCGCCGACCCAGAAGATGTTGAGCTTGAAGCCGCTGCCGCCGCCGCCGGAGAAGCTGACCGGGTTGGGCGGGACGGTCGAGTAGGAGCCGCTGTCGGTGACCGAGAAGCCGATGACCGCGCCGCCGATCACGTCCGTCAGCGTGATCTTGACCGGCGCGCTGAAGGTCCCGCCGATCGCCGTCAGCACGTCCGAGGTCGAGTAACCCGTGCCGCCCGCCGAGATGTTGCTCCCGCCCATCGATGTCGGCGCCGAGCCGGCCCCGCCGCTCCACGAGATGTTCATCTGCGCGCCGCTGCCCGAGCCGCCGCTGAAGCTGACCGGGTTGGGCGGGAGCACGGTGTAGGAGCCGTTGGTCAGGTTCGTGATGTGCGCCCCGGCCCCGAACTGGATCGATCCGCCCGTGCCTGGCGTGTCCACCCGGAAGGTCACTGGAACCGTGGACGTTCCTCCGATCACCGTCAGGACGTCTCCGGCCATGTAGCCCGTCCCGCCGTCAGGGATGAACCATCCGGTGAGGTGCGACGGACCCGCCACCGACACGCCCCGCTGCACCGGCGTCCCGTCGAACGCGACGCAGGTCATCGGGTTGGCCGGGTCCGCCAGGCCGAATATCTCGCCCTCGCAGATGGCGTCCATGATCTTGGCCCAGGCCGTGTCGCTGAGCGTGTCGGGGTCCTCCGTGATGCCGGTCGACCCGCCGCCGCCTCCGCCGCCGCCGAACGCGCCGCCGAGGCCGATCCTCTCGCGGACGTATCGCCGGTCCAACTCCTCGGAGGTGGGATGTTTCACAGCAGCGGTCGTCCGGTGAAGCCGGCACCCACGTCGGAGCTGCTCGTCCCGGTCGGCGTCCCGCCGCTCCCGGAGACCGCGACGCCCGTCGGCAGGGCCTCGATGTCGCTGCTCACGACCGCGCTCCCGACCCACAGTGGTCCGCCGTACAGGACCGGGACGGGCTGCCCCTCCTCTATCGTGTTGATCGGGCCGTTGAACTGGTAGCTCGTGCGGTGCTTGGAGTCCGGGTTGGTGCTGGCGATCGACGGCGTCGGCGACAGGAGTGACGCCACGCCCCCGAGGGTGAGGCTGACGCCAAGCAAGATGATGAACTTCCCGAGCGGCGCGGCGTAGTAGCTGATCACGATGCCGGCCGCGATCAGGACGATGCCGGCGACCGTCTCCAGGATGCTCCCGGTCCCGCCGCCCGATCCGCGCAGGACCGGCGTGATGACGATCTCCTTGCCGGCGCACGGCAGCTGGAGCATGTCCGCGTCGCCGCAGTAGTGCGCGCCGGCCTTGACCGCGAAGTCGACGTCCTTCATGTCGAGGATCGTCTTGTAGAAGCCGGGCTTGAGCGCCTCGATCGCGTGGACCGCCTCGGCCGGGCTGCGGACGTCGAGCTTCCACTCGCGCCCGTACCGCTCGCCGAGCAAACCGCGCAGCCTGATGACCGTCAGCACGGCCAGCGTCTAGCACGTAGTCAGGCCGAAATCAAACTCCGATGTCGGGCTATCTTGCGCGTGGACCGCGCCCAGTAGCCGGCGTTGGCGGTGTAGACCGTCACCCCGCTCAGCCTGCCCGGGACGTGGTGCAGCATGTGTCCGTCCCCCAGGTAGACCGCGGCGTGGCAGACCACCTTCTGGCTCGGCAGCTGCATGAGCAGCACGTCGTGCGGCCGCAGGTCGGCGACCTCCGCGAACCCGGCGGCCTCCATGTTGTCGAGGATCAGCTCCTCGCCGCGCTCCCACCAGAGGTCGTCGCGGTAGAAGTCCGGCACCTCTATCCCGAGCCGCTCCCGGTAGTAGTCCCGGACCAGCGAGTAGCAGTCCAAGACGCCGTGGCAGAACGGCCGGCCCTCGAGCTGCGCCCGCCAGCCGCATGGCGTGTAGAGCGCCCAGACGTCAGTCGGCCAGCCGACGACGACGAACGGGAGCCGGCAGGCCTCGCTCGACGTCTTGTCCTCGTCCGACACCTTCGCCGGGCGGTAGACGTGGCTGTGGTAGCACGCGACCACCTGGCCGAGCCGCTCCGCCGCCTCGCGGTCCCGCGGGTGGATCCTGAAGTGGCTGGCCGGGAACGCGGAGGAGTTCGGGCACCTCACCGCGACCAGGTCCGCGACCAGGTCGCCGGCGTCGACGACCAGGCCGCACGCCTCGTTCGGCATCGCCTCCTGCGCGTGGAGCCTGATGTGCGCCTTAAGGTCGTCGCTCAGGCCGCCGAAGGGCGAGCCAGCGCCTTCGCCAGCGAGCTTTCCGGCGTCCGGGCGGCCATCCTCAGCCAGGCGCGTCCCCGGCGCTTCCTCGGGCGTCGTGGGCGGTTCGTCCATCCGTCAGACCACCACCTTTGCCGAGCCCGGGAAGGCCCCGGTCGGCAGGACCCCGCTCCCCCCGCTCGTGGTCGTCCCGGACGACCAGATGACGTTGACCTCGATCTGCGTTCCGCCGCCCCCTTGGAAGTGGACCGGGTTCGGCGGTAGCGCGCTGTAGAGGCCGGGGTTGACGATCGCGATTCCGTTGACCACGTCGAACCCGCCGACGTTGATGAGGTGCGTGACGCGCAGGCTGGCCACCTGGTCGAACGTGCCGCCTATGGCGTCCGCCGTGTCGCCGACTGTGTAGC